AACACTTTGGGTATCCCACTTGAGGTGGATGTAGAAGTTTGTTCGCCTTCGTGGGCAACTAAACAGGACTTCGCATTGACAAAAATACCGGAACCTGTTACAATTAGTGATTACATAGATTGGAATTAAGGAGAAGAGCATGGCTAAAGTTGGGTTGAAATTAGGGTTTACTTTTAGAGTAGGCCCATTAGATACTAATCAGTACGCACGAATTGATTGCGAGATACATGACATTGATACGGACATGGATATTCCTACTCAGCTTGAAGGTTCAGAACTTGCCCTTGGTCAAATGTGGGCACATGTTAGAGATGAAGTAGACAAGAATATTGATGAAGTCCTAAACGAAGGTTCCTCTAAGTGAGCTTTAATACAGAGTTAACCAGAGCAGGGGTTCTTGAGCAGGTTTTAGCTGAACGTGAAAGTCAAGATTTAAAATGGGGCGACCAAACCTTTAATTCTGATGAGCATTGGACAGTTATCCTAACAGAAGAACTAGGTGAAGTAGCACGTGAAGTTTATGAGAAAAATGAATCTGACATGTATATCGAAATTATTCAATGTGCAGCGGTTTGTTTTGCTTGGGCGGAAGCTTTTACTAACCGCTCTAAACAATTGCCTAGGGGAGTTTGAATGGAAAAAGATTCAGAAAAAGTTATTGAAGAATTACTTAAGCATAAGAAGCTAAATCTTTTTAGGGGAGATGATAAAGAGTTTGATTACTCTAAAATTCCTTTTGACATCCCTGCTTTAGATAGATTAACTGCTGGGGGTATTGCCAAAAAGCGTTTGACTCTTATATATGGGCCAACTAATGTAGGTAAATCGTACCTAGCATCTCAAATTTGCGCTAATGTCCTAAACGCTGGTGGTAAAGCAGCTTGGATTGATACGGAATTATCATGGGATTCTGCTTGGATGAAACGTTGTGGTATAGACACGGCTAAGATAATTGTAGGACAGCCCGAAAGTGGTGAGGAGGCGTTGGAAGCGGTACGTACCTTACTGGATGCGTCCTTTGATATTGTTGTTCTTGACAGCATTGCGGGGTTAGTACCACATAAGAACCTTGATGAAGATTTCTCTTTCAATCCTATGGCTTGGCAAGCCCGTTTCGTAAACTCATCTTTACCTAGGATTCTCCCCAGCCTTTCTAGTGGCGGTGCTTTAGTGGCTATAAACCAAGTACGTAGTAGTATTGGCCCAGTCGCTTTAGACAACATGCCCGGAGGGTTGGCTCAATCCTTCTTTGCTCACGCCTTACTACAGGTACGTCGCAAAGGCTGGATAGAAGACAGCGGTGTTAAGGTAGGCTTTGATATGGAAGTACGTTTACGTAAGACTAAAATTGGGGGTGAGAACTGGAGTTCTGCTCTTGTTCCTTTCAGGGTTGACGGTGGAATTGATGTTCTTGAGAGTTATATCCGAGAAGCCATAGGTAAAAAACTTATCACCCAAGCAGGGCCTTGGTATACATATAAGGAACAGAAGTACATGGGATTAAATGGCATAAAGAAGATATTTTTAGATGACTCAGCTTTACGGGAAGAGCTTAGAGTAAGTGTTACCTAGAGACCATACATCCCAAGAAAACATCATTGAGGGATATCTTTCAGAATGGGGGCTGAGGTATGAAATGCAAGCGTCCTTTCCCCCATATACGGTTGATTTTCTTATCCCTGAGTTGAATATGGTTATTGAAGCTGATGGGGTATACGGACATTTACGTACTAAAGACCGCATTAGAGACCGTAAATTGATAGAGACAGGTGAGATATTGATTGTTCTACATTGTAAAGAAACAACGAAAGGTAAAATAAAGGATTTTCTATGGCGGGAATTAAACAAATTGGGAAAGCCAAAACAATAGCAAAAAACAAAACTCCGAGAAAGGTGGCAGTTAGGACTGTTAACCAAGATAAGGAGTTTTTAAAGTTACTTAATGAGCATTTAAAAGGTAAAATGTCTCCTCATAGAGGTCAAGTATTTTACCCTTCAGCTTTAGGTAGTACCTGTGACAGATATCTTTACGCATCATTCAATGGCTTATTGTTGTGGGAAGACTTAGACCCAAGAATAAAACGTATTTTTGACGTAGGGGCTTCCTTAGAAGACCGTATGGATAAATACTTTACCAAGATGAATATTGTTAAGGCACGGGAAATGCCCCTAAAGATGGATTCCCCCCCCATTAGTGGTCGGCTAGACTTCCTTATCTACCACCCTACACGAGGGGAGGTAATACTAGAGCTAAAGTCTATTAACGATAGAGGGTTTAAGGAACTAAAGAGTTCCCCAAAGCACGACCATTTTATACAGTTACAAATTTATCTAAACATGCTGAATAAAGACTATGGTATTGTTTTATACGAAAATAAAAATGATCAGAATCTAAAAGCGTTTAAGGTGGAGCGGGATATAAAAGTATGGGAAACGCTACTAGAACGTTGTTTTACTATTATGGGTATGAGTATCTTACCGGAAAATTGTACTGGGGATACGTGGTGTAAATGTAAGGGGGTGACGAGTGGTTAATTATAAAGATGGAGTACCGCAAGACGAAAATCAATCATGGACTCCAATGAAAGCGTTGGGTACTGTACGAAGGAAGTTAGCTTCTGATTTACAGGTATCATCTTTCGATGTAGACATTTCTGGCTTGCCTAAGTTGCATTTAGGAGACTACGCTAGTGTTTCCAATGACGGTTTAGAGAGTTATCTAGCCATGTTTGGTGGGTACACCAGTTACCTAGAAGCGGAAGTTGCAAAGCTGGATAGTACACTTTCCGCATTACAAGCAGCCTTTGATGACGGATTAGCTAAGGCTACACATAAGATTGCTTCGGAAAGAGAAGAAGCTGGTAAGAAGAAGCCAACAAGAGAAGAGTTACGGGGGGAAGCCTTAAATTCATACACGCAATTATGGGAGTTACGTAAAGAAGTTATTGAGACAGAGGCGGCGGTGAAACAATTAAGTGGAACGCTTAGGGCTTATGATAAAGCGTATGCGTCTGTTTCACGAGTTGTTGGATTACGAACTATGGGAGATCGCCAACGATGAACTATTTAGGATTAGATTGTTCTTCTAAGGCGGTGCATGGAGTTATTGTTAATGATCTAGAAGAAATAGTTTCTAAGTTAAAATTTCCCTCCACCCTTAAAGATTCTTTTGATAATAGACTTTTTCAGATATTTGACAATTTTTCGGTATACTTAGAGAACGAATTAGAGTATAATGATATACGGTGCGCTGCAATCGAAGCGGCGATTTATATTCAAAATGCTCGTACTACTATGGAAATTTCTGGTGTGGTAAGTGTTGCGAAATACATGTTGCATACTAAAGGAATTCTCTGCCACCCTATTGATAATAGAAGTTGGAAAAAACAAATCCTAGGGAAAGGGAACGCAGGAAAACCAGACATTAAAAAGTTTGCTGTAGATAAATGGGGAGATATATTCCCTGAACAAGATTACGCCGACGCTGCCTGTATAGCGTTATGGGCGAAAAGAAAAGGAGAGTGCCTTGCCTAAAATAGAAAAGCCAAGTACATTTTATATGAGTCCCGGTAAGAAATCTAAAGAAGTGTCTTACGAAGATAAATTCCCTTCCGATATGACGTTTGAGGAGTTTAAAAAACAACATGGTGTAGTGGTGTGGTGCAAGTATTACGATTGCGTAAATAACAAACAGTTTGAAGATACCCAACGAACTACGGGGACTATTAGAAAAAACTCAAATTATAAACCCATCAGTGAACGAGAGCATGTTTGGGATGGAGTTTGCACAAGAGATGAAATCGCAATTGATTTCAAAGAATTTTTTTCAGCAGGGGCGAAATTTAAAGTCCCTGCGTGTTTTGTAGCTGCAACTAATAAGACTGGATACATGGATTTTAGCAAACTTCTACAATCAGATGGCTCACCGTATGGAGGAAACATTGATTCGCAAACTCCAGAACATGGGACAGAAGCTTTTGGGGTGCATTAGTGCCTAGAATTATTTCACCTGAAGTTCGCTTAGAAGCAATGGGATTATATGTTGCTGGCGGACATTCAGCTAAACAAATCACTGAAAAAATCTCAGATAAATTTGGGGTTGCTATTACTATTTCTACTGTTTATTCGTGGTCAAAGAAATTTAACTGGGATGGGAAGAGGCTAGAGCTACAGAGTAACGCCTCTATCGCTATCATGGAATCAGAAAGCCAACGGTTTGGGAGGTTACAAACTGAACACCTTGACCTATATGAAAAAATCAGGCATAAAGCTGAAGACGATTTAGAGGGCTTAGAGTTCCATGATGCGGGGGTTGCTTCCCGTACAATTGACATGGGTATCCAAGGTGAACGAGAAACTATGAAGGGTTTGATTAATATTCAATTTGTTCAAGATATTTTAAATGTATTAGTTGAGGAAATTTCTGACCCTCTCGTTATTTCAAAAATCTCAGGACGGTTCCAAAACATACTTCAACAGTCTGGTTCAGATAAGTAATGTCCTTATTTAAAAAAGATGAAATTATTACGGTTGCAGATGCGTTAGCTAAATTATCGGAAGGTTTGACCGCAAACCAAAAAATTAACATAGGCAGCTTTCATGAATTTATTACCCGGATTTGGGCTAAAAGTTTTGATAGGCCTGAGCTATTCGACTCATGGCACGTTGGGGTCATTGCTGAGGATGCAGAGCGAGCAGTAGCCGAACGAATGAATTATGTCGCCATACTCCCCCGCTTCCATTTTAAAAGCACTTTGTTAGGACATGCTTTCAGTGTTTGGCG